AGCCACTTGTTATTGTGACTAATTCTTGGTACCTAATGCCATGCAGCATCTCATTAAGTCCTTGAAATGGATATTCGTGATCTGCAGGTGGTGTGGGTGTAGTAACTAATTCTAATAAAGATTTTCCTTCAACGATTCCATCTGGTCGATATGGTTTGGCATCCCATATAGCTTTTCTAATAGCATCAGAGTCGTTGGCTTGCAAGGCTTCTGAAGGATCCTTGTATGATTCAAGCCGAGCAATCTTAGTTTTTCCCGGTGGTAATACTGAAGCTGCTTCGTTTGATGCTTTAATTCCTGCCTCATCATTATCGAAAAACAGTATAATTTCCTCATAACCCTGAAATAATGGAATTTGTTTTTGAATATCCTTCTTAGCACTAGCAGCTCCATGAGGTAGTGAGACCATCGGCCACGAAGGCATGGCTTCATAACATGAGGCGGCGTCTAGTTCACCTTCAGTAACAACAATACGTTTACCAGTAGTAGGGAAGCGATGCTGACCGAATAAGGTATTAGTGGAAACTCCTTCATAGCGAAAATCTTTTTTCTTAGTTTTTGTTTTAATACCTTTTAATATTCCCGATTCATCATAGTATGGAAACTTTAATTCCTTACCATCCACATAAATTTGGTAAAATTTGTTGGTTTTTTCGGAAATATTACGTTTTTGCAGCCGTTCGGCTGATCCTGTAAGGTATACAGCTCCTTGCATTTTGTTATTGTGAATTGGTTTGTCTCCATCTGTGACATTATGACAGACAAAGCAGTAAGTGTGACCATCGGTATACAAGGAATTTGCATCCGATGATCCACAGTTGTCGCAAGGCATGTGCCTAACGAACTCATTTTCAGTCATGTCAACCATTCGATTGGTATATCATGGTAAGCAGTCCAAGGTATGTCATGTTTTTCACACCATTGAGCATACGTTGTCTTACTTTTTTTACTAATTGTGTTATATGGTGATTGGAACACCATTCTTAAATCTAAATCTGGGTTATCTTTTTTTACAGCCAATATCTTACGTCTATCTGCAGGATCCCAATAACCTTTAGCTTCGAGATATACATGATTAGGTAAGACAAAATCGGGTGTATAGTTATGTTGAATAACATATGATACTTTCTCAGACTCATATTCATATGAGACCCCTAGAGTAGTGAGAAGAGTTGCGATCCTCTTCTCCAGTTGTGATCTAAATTTAGAAGTCTTCGTCGTCATCTTCAACAGAGCTAGGTGTAGTATCAGGTATTACATTAGGGTCAGCTGCTTTAAAACCTGCAGATTTACCAAATAATTCGGCAACTTCATTAGCATCTAAGTCTCCTGTATCTACTCCTGCCTCTCCTTTTACTGAGATAACTTGTACACCAACCAACTTAAGAGAGCTACCATAGGTAACCCCATCCCTAAGAATATATGGTTTTTGATAGAAACCCAGTTTAACAGTAGATCCTGCATATAAAGGTATTTTTACATCAGTAAGTTGAGTTCCCTCCGTGTCGACTACTGGAGGACGAGTCTCTTCATTCCAAGAGAATTTTAATTTATACTTATCCTTTGAAACCTCTTCCCATGGCTCAGGTTTGAGCGTAGAGCGTTTCGGATTTTTGAGCTTAGACTCCGCCCATTTAAGGACTTCAGCTCGCTCATCTTCTAATTTGTCGATAACATCGTTATCAACTACAGCCGAGAGTGAATAACCAAATTTACTAGGTGCTAGTATTGCTTGGAATCCCTCAAGTGTTACAGGGTTTTCAGTTTTGTGAATTGTTCTTGCCATTAGCAGAAAAAATAAGTGGAATCAATCACGGATCTCGGTTCAAGATCTCCTATGATCGGTGGTTCAGTCTCCGCCTCAATTTGTTGAGCGAAGGTTGTTAGGTAATCATGTTCAGCAAACATGTGCATATATGTCTCCCTGACTATAGTAGACAATAAAGACATATCAGTAGCTCTACATAGTACTGAATCATGTATTAATGCGATGGGTTCATTAAATCGTTTAACACTTAGATGTAACAGACTAGCATCTAGTGAGTGGATAAGGTTAGGTGCTGTAGCAGCCTTGTGCCTAGTCCTATCTACTATATTACCATCTGCCGTCGCAACTGTCAAGCGACAACGACCTAAGAGTTTAAGCTCTATAATCTCCATCTTTTTCTTCATTAAACGTTGAACTACCACGAATCCAGATGGAGTTGTCCATTTTAGTTCAGTAGATCCTCGTTTAATAGCTTTTGAGACCTCGTCTTCAATCCATTTCATAATGGACATAGCACCCGGAACTACCTCAGACATTGCGTCCCTGACAGCTCTGACAGTTATGGTGAGGTCATCTTTATCTACCTCTATACCTTTTTCTTTGAGTGCCTCCCTGATGTAAGCTCGGTTACTGAATGCTTTCGCATTGTAGGGAATAGTCATAACTGTGCGTTTCACACATTTTCTATCCCAAACTTGCCATAAGACCTCAGGTATATTAGGCATAGATTTCTTAGCTATTACGGCATAAGCGTCTTGTGGTCTATCAGAAGGCAACACATTGACGAGTTGTGCTGTCGATTTATCTCGAGCCAAACCAGCTAAGATCTGTAGACCACTACATGTAGCGTCCGTCGCTACACATAGACCAGTAGTTAATCTGTCTTTTTTTATAACGCAATGGTAGTACTCGTCGCAAGCTGCTAGAAACTGCCATGGTTCCTCAGCTCCTTCCCAATCCCCTAAATTATCTATAGGATCTTCAGCAACACGAGTTATTGTGAAAATGTTATCTTTAACCCATTGCTGTCTTTCATCCCATGTATGTTTATCTAGACCATAGGAAGTAGCTACTTGAAAAGCTAACCATTTATAAGACTCAGGTGTAACTTCAGACTCACTCGCAAACTTAATTAAACTTTTTCCAAAGTCAGTATCTTGCGGTGTAAGGAATGCAGGTATAGGATATGCTCTACCACGATAGTCAAAACTCCAAGGTATATAGAATACATCTCTATCCTTAAACTTAGCTACAGCTTCCATTGTCATACGAGTACGACATGACCTTCTTGTTTCTTGAGCCTGAGTATTCAATACCTCTGCAGCTTTCCTTCTGTATGCTTTACGAGACTCCTTGTTCTCAGCTATATCTACAGGTTTAGGTGGTAAATCATAATGTATTATAGGGAGGAATTTCCCAACACTAATTTCTTTTTCTTGTAAGAACTCAGCAGTACTTACTATAAAGGGATTTAGTTTATATCCGACCTTCTGTATTTTATTCAGAAAGTCTAGTGGTGTTTCTCCCTGTATACATTGGTGATCGCCTCTTCTAACTAAGTCATGACCACACATAACTTCGTTAAGGATGTAACCTCCTTGTTCTTCATTGCTCCAATCCTTTGGTGGCACTAGCATCGGCCAAGCTAGAGGTGAGAATAATTCAGCATTAGCCATAACTTCGTCCTTGATATCTAAAAACTCAGCAGTTGGTAATACATATTTAACTCGACGACCTTTTTCTATAAAATTTGTTTGCTCAAACCAACCACTTGATTCCATGATACAGTCAAGCAGCCAACCTCCGAGTTTCACACGAATAGATCTACCCCATGGCGTCCATGCAGGTACATCATAACGATTCATCAAAGTCTTGATCACTACTAGCTTTTGCTGTGTTCCTATTGATTTATGCCAATAGTTTTTCTTAAGTGTAGTTAATAAAGCAGGTACCTCAGTCTCATAGTGTCTCATTTGACACTCATCTTCGATAGCATGACCTATAGAATCACATACATTAACAGCAAAGTTACTACCTTCTTTAAAGCTAAACACTTTGTCGAATGTAATCTTACAGGCAATGGCGGCTGCGGCTAGTGGTTCAAGTCCAATAAGATACTTTTGTATCTCCTTGAATGCTACACCTGTTTTACCCTCCTTAATTCTATTAGTAGTTTTGTTTATTCTAGCTACTAATAAAGGTAACAAAGTATCAATAGATGCAATACCATAAACTGAAGCTGAAGCATAACTTTTATCTTCAAGTTTAAAAGTATTATCATTAAGACGTTTGAGTCCTTGACTTATTTGAGATCTTTCTAATTCAACTTGCTCATTTACTAGAGACTCTGGAATAGGTGACATCATGTAGTTCTTCGTTGACTTGATCAGTTAATAGTTTCTTTAGTTCGTTGTAATTAGGATTAGTATCCTTTTCTAATTCTATCATATCCAGAGCCTGACTGGCATACGAATATACGTCCTTGAATGAGTTTTTCATGGTTCTCCTATAAATTGGTGGCATCAATGTGTGCAACTTGAGAATGAGTACATATTGTAAGCTCACTATCTCCTTGCTTTATGATTTTATTTGTACGACGTTTAGCAGCCGACATTTGCATGTAAGTATATTCACTTACTTTATTTGTTTTAAGGTTACGTTCTCTTAAAAGACACACTACACCCTCTGGTAGTTCATAACCTCCAAGTTTCCAGTCCATTAGATCTTCAAAGTCAATAGACTCAAAGTATTCTGAAGGCACAGCTTTAACTTGTTTCCATTTATTCGGGTAATACTTTCGTTTAGACATCGCAAATTGGGGTAATGTTGTTTACATAGTCGTCCATAAGACACGCCTCGTCGTGAGCGTCCCATGCCGCCTCTTCAGGGTCTAGAGAACTATTCATAATGAAGTCTCTACCACTTCTTAGTGTAACATAATATTTAACTTTGTGTGGATCTAGAAGTCGCTGAGTCTCCATGCGTCCCTGCCTCCTTGTTATTGTGATAGTTATTGTG